CCGATAAGGTTCTTATTCAGAAAGTAGATATTTTTCTTAAAGCACTGAATAATTACCTGTTCATACGGCAAATCAATCGTGCCGTCCTGTGATATAACTCTCATAGACTCCTCCTATCTGAAAAACAAAAACCAAACCAAAGCAACGAAAGCATCAACAAACAGTGCAATCGATAAGATAGCTAAAACAACTCTTCCGAACGTAAGCTTATATGGAACTCCGAGATTGTGAAGTGCCTGCTCTTGTGGAGATATGTTTGAAGCAACAATTTTTCCGATAACAAACCATAACGCGAATAACAGAATCGCCAATTTAACAAAAATCATAATGCCCTCCTAATTCTTCATAAAATCCGGAACGTCAGCATCTGTAGAAATCTTTCGATCATCTTTCACCGGAACTTCTACATCAAAATGCGCTCCAACCGACTTCTCAACGCCATCTTTCACTGATTCCTTTACTTCTGCATCTGCAACAATGAAGTCCTCTGAATTGGCGTTTTCGGCAATATCTTCCTGCGTCTGCTGATAAGTTTCATCCATCTGCATAAGTGACTGTGTAGCCATAGCGTTAAGGTCTTTCGGGTGTTTCTTGATTGCGTTATTACGCATCTTGCGGACAATCATAGCTTCGGAAGTTTCTCTCCACGCCGCGCTCATATAAGGTCTTGCCACTTCACAAGCAAGCATTTCTTCCAATGTCTTGCATCCGAGAAGTGCACTGATAATCTCGTCCTTTTTAGCCTTAATTTCAGCCTTTTGCTTGTCGGTTGCCTTGCGCTTATTCTCGCAAATTCCAAACGTTTCATTCAAAAGATTGTTGCGCACATGAGCCAAAAGGTTTCCTTTTACACCTTCTCGTTCCGCAATCATGTATTCAATCTTTCCACCGTCCATCTCGACCGGGTAAACGACACGGATTACTTTCTGTGACAATCCTTTTTCTTCCCACTCTGGAGGAGTGATTTCAATACCCTTATGCTTCGGGTATGAAAATTCATCTCCTTCTTTCACAAGCCATACCGGATAGACTTTTTTAACGCCAACACCGAAGTTGCGAAGAAGTGCATCGTTTCCGTCTCCCTCGATTCCCATCTCAACCTCTTTATACCAATTTCCATTGGCATCCTGCTTATTTCTTAACTGGAAATAACACTCTCTCGGTACTGCATTTGCATTAAGTTTAAGGCTGGAAACCTGCCCGATAATCTGCCGCAAATTAGAACCATTCAGATTTTCCATAGCTGCCTTATTTGATGTAACAAGGTTGTAAATAGCACTCATAGATGCCATAACGCATTGCTTTGAATAATCGTCAAATACAAGACCATGTTCCTCGAAATCTCGCTCCATAAGTCCGGTGTACTGGTTTGCGTAGAACGAAAGCCTTGTATTCATTTCCTGCTTAACTGAAACTTCCTGTTTCTTTGTTTCTGCCATAATTATTTATCCTCCATTTCACTTAAAAATGTTTTGAGAGCTTCTACCAAGCGTTCTTTTTGTCCTTTCCTAAATGCTTCTTCACCTTTCTCAGTCAGCTCCTTATCACTTGCTTCCTGCAAAACAAGGTTGTATTTCTTCTCTCCGAGAACCTTCCTTAATACTACTAAAAGACTTTCAAATTCAGCCATGATAACCGGCTCTCTTCCATTTACTTCTACTGTTCCAAAATCTGATTTAATCATCTCTGTTCCTCGCTTTCCTAAATCTCATTAAATGCCTGTACTGCGAACAACTCATTTGGAGTCTTTGCATACACATTGCCGTCAACTACCACAAGGTAATCAGCACCCTCTTTCTTAAGTTTCACCTTGCATGACTTACCATTTACATAAAATCTCTTTGTTTTGATAACCATATCTATTCCTCACTTTCTTCAAATTCTTTTAACTGCTCCGCTAACTTCTTACACTCATCCGCAACATATTCTTCGGTGCGGATAACATCATCGATCTGATATTTGCTTTCTACCATTTTCCGTAGTTGATACTCTTTTCTATGGCTCGGAAACTTCTGTATCGCATAATCAAAATCCGACTTATCTCCTGCATGTGCGCAATCAAATCCGAACCACCACAAATCACTCTCGATTGGATAACTTGAATGCTCTCCACCGCCTGCATATGTAATGCCACCGTGACACTGAAAATATGCTTCAATTTGGATTCTTTCATCTTCATCAAGGCAAGCACCAAGCAAAGGGAAAATTCCGCTTACTTCTCTGTCCCCGACATCGGCTTTCTTGATTTCAAGGTGGTCACTATAATCCTTTCCGTATAATGGATGATTCTTTGGAATGCCGACATAACCGCATCTATGCCCGATACTTCCAAATATGACAACGCATTTGTAGCCCGCGTGTTCAAACTCACGCTCGATGATATATCTGTCACTCATGTGCAACCTCGCTTTCTTCACACTTCTTCACAACTGCCACCTTATCAGCACCATAGGTCTCCACCCACTTCATATCCACGGTTTCATCCGTGACCGTCAGCTTTGCACCCTTGGCGTTTACAACCGTGTCACCAGCTTTCACAGAATCCTCGGTGCGATACACGTAGCTTCTCGTACTGTTTGGGAATTTCGCTTTGATATACTGCATAATTATCTCTCCTTTTTCACATATCCATTTGACAAATTTTCAAGAATACGCAAAAGTCTTTCGTTGGTTTCTGTGGCCTTTCTAAGTTTTTCTATAAGGCTATATTTATTACGCTCAAGGTCATTTACCTTTGTTCGCAAATCTGAGTTTTCAGCCTTCAATTTTTCAATATCATCCATTTACACGACCTCTCTTTCCTTTATTTCTCATATCTTTCTCGCAATACGGAAGAGAACAATGTCCGTCTCTTCCCCAGAACCCCTTACTTGCACTCTTCCAACGCTTGCATGACATACACCGTGCATCCGGCTGTGTGATGTTGTTTTTTGTACCTACTCTTGACATTCTACACACCCTCCACTTTCAACTGCTTGTCCTCTGATACTGTCAGAAGAATTAACTGTGTATCCATATCCGGCACATTAAACTCATTCAGCGATTCCGCATTATCAACAAAAATAGGCACGCTCACGCCGTATAACTCGCTCAATGAGCGGATAATATCGAGTCCGGCTACGATTCTGTGACCACTGTTCAAAGTCGAATACGGTACGCCATTCACGGTACACTCACAACAATCTTTCATGCCGCCATTTAACTGCATTTCAAACAGCTTAAAGTTTACTGTCTTAAAGTGGCTATTGATAGATTCAGAAACCTTATCCAGTTTGAAACGAATGAACTCTTCCAAGAGGTAAAGCATCTGTTCCTGGTCGGCAACTTTCTGCCCGATTTCTTTCTGTTCGTCTCTAAGTGTTTCGATGCGGTCATCAATCGCAACATTGTTAGCCGCCTGCGCAATAACCTTGTTCACCTCTTCAAGCTGACTCTGCAGATCGGCTTTCTCGGCCTTTAAATCAGTAACAACCTTGTCTACGCCCTCGGATTCCAGCTTGGCAATATCAGCAAGAATCTTGTCATGCTCTGCTTTCAGCTTCATATATTCTTCATTCTGTGAATAATCAGCTTCACTTGGGATCTCGGATAACTGCTTTGCATAATCATTCTGCTTTGCAAGTTCCTTGGACCCCTGCTCTTTGAGTGCCACAATATCTTCCTGCAACTTGGCGTTTTCCTTTGTCAATCGCTCAATATCATCCTTGCAAGCGTTGCCCTTGTCAATCAGACCTTTAAGTTTTGCGCCCTTTGCATCATCAAATGCTTTGCGTGCATCCTCTAACTGCTTGGTGGCACGTGCCTTGGCATCTGCCTTTTTCTGCTCAAAATCAGCCTTTATCTGCTCAATCTTCTCTTCTGGCAACTTCTGGCCGCATAAGGAACAAACCGTTGTGGACTCATCGAACGTCCACTTGGATTCGTCAAAGAGATATGGCATTTCATCAAATGCCTTGGAAAATTCTGCATTGTATTCAACACCAAGATTTTTCCGCTCTGCATCTGTATCGGAAATTGTCTTCTCATTTGCCTTGATCTGATTTTCCGCAGACTGAATCTGATTATGTAAGTCATTGAATTCTCGTGTTGCATCATCCTTGGCACTGTCAAGACCTCTACGTTTTGCGGAAAGTTCGTCATTCATGACCTGCATAATGCCGGACATATCAAATTGCAACTGTATTTCTTTTCCACGGAGTCTGCCAATCTCGGTTCCGGCATTTCCCATACGATCGTCAACAGCTTCAATCTTCCGCTCCAGGTCAGCCTTTAACAACTCCTGCTCTGCCACATCCACATCAACCTTGGATTTCTCGGCTTCATCAATGCGCACCGGAATTTCAGCCTGCTTCTTCTTCCATTCAGATAATGCCTTGGAAAACTTGGCACGAATATCATCCGTTGACGGTGCTTTCTCCAATTCTCCAATCAGCGGTGCATACTTGGCATCTGACTTTGCCAGCTCCACATCAGAAAAATCGGCAATAAGTTTCATAAGAATGTCTCTCTGTTCTTTCCATTTCAGAGAAGAAAAATACTGCGGATTTGTCAGCATCTTAAACATTTCCTCGCTCTGCGCCAAACCGGAAATATAAGACTTAAATTCAGCTTCACTCTTCGGATAACCGTCAATCTCAAATGAATTGATATTTCCTTGCAAAGTAACGGTGTCGGTACCGCGCTTCTTAACCCAATTCTGCTTCTGAACCTTGGAAAGCTCTACTTCCTTACCATCTACGTCCAAAACTGCTACAACCTTGATTTCCACGTTATCTATGCGCTTTCCGTCCTTATCTAATGGACGAACATTGAATTTTTCCTCTCCGGCACTGTTCTTGTTAAAAAGCAACCATGAAAATATGTCAAAAATCGTGGTCTTTCCGGACGCATTCTGTCCGCTAATCTTTGTCTTTTTCTCCCCAAATTTAATGTCAATGCTCTTAATGCCCTTGAAGTTCTCCCCATGTAACGATTTTAAAATCATTCGCATTTTTGTCTCACCCTTTCTTTAAATTCTCTTTTCAGCCTATCGAAATGCTTTTCGTTCTCCATATATCCGCTCAAATTTTCGATTGTCAGCATACCTGCTGTGCCCTGTTTGCATCCGTGCAATTTGATGTTAATCTCATGTTCTTTTGTAATGTATCTGTGTAACATGTTGATATGTAACTTGCACTCAATCAGTTCTTCATACTCGTCTTTTGGAACATAAACATATTTTTTCTTTCCCATGTTACACCCCCACGATTCCTTTTATTGACAACTCATATGTAACTTTTTCCACAACGCGACCATCTTTACACGTTTTCTTGTATCTCCGGCTCTGCAATCTTCCGTATGTGCTTACCCTATCGCCTAAAGCAAGCGAGTCCGTATATTCTGCACACTTTCCCCATGCGATACATGTGATCAAATCCTCTTTTCCATTCTCTCTTAAGGTTTTGAGTTTCACATCACAGATTTTTCGACCAAGTGGCGTTTCCCTAAGTTGCTTTTCCTCGATAATTCCATCAAGACTTACTTCATTCAAAGGGCTATCATCCTCTGGCTTTGTGATTGTATCAGCCATAACATATGTAAGAATAGCTTTTCCGGATCCTGTTTTTACGTGCCGGGTAATTATCTTTCCCTTGACGCATACCGTTCCGCTAATTCCTGTATCGCTGATTTCTTCATCAAACAGTACCGGAAGTATATCTGCAACACCGCTTCTTCTTTCAACTCCGATAAAGAATTTATAAAAAATCTTACCGCTTGATTTATGGCTTTCTCTTGGTGCTGATACAACATCACCGATCAGTGTTATTTTGTTCTCCATTGCTTCTCCTTTCCATTTCTCTGTCAAGAACCTTTTCAAAATTCTCTTTATCATTCTGTTTCTTTCGTTTCCCTGCCAAAAGTTCAGCAAGCATACGCTTTTCTTTCGTGGAACATCTCGTGCCACTTATATACACAACGCCTACCATGCATCCTCTCTCATTCTGCGTTTTCTCTTAATTCGCTTGTCAAGTTCGGCTCTCTTCCGGTCTACTTCCGACCAGTAATACATAATTGCCGCGATTACCGCACCGGCTACAAATTTAATAGCCGACATATCCCCGGACGCTCCCTCACTATCCATATAACACGCGGCAACCAAGGAATACTCCATTGCAACCGCACCTATGATGAATTGGATTACCTTTTTCATTCATTCCCCTTTCTGCCACTTTATAATTTAGTACCAGTCAGAAACAAACGTTCCGAGTAACGGACATACAACAATATCTATAAAACGCACAGAACCATCTTCCATGGAATATGTAAAAGCCATTGCATGTGTGTAAGTCGAATCTCCCGTCTGTATCTGTGCATCTCTTACAGAAACTCCATATGTTGTTTCCTCGTCAACGAAAATGCTTGAAAAACTTTCCGCAGAGTCAACCTTTGCCAAATAGTTGTCACCACTACGAATTACCCTTGAATTAACTTTCTGAAATTCAAAATTGCTCATTTTAATTCTCCTTTCCATTATGTGTTTCGTTTTCCTCGCCCTGCTCACTATGTTTCGAAGCAGAACTCTCAACCATTCCAAGGACATATCCTTTCTGAAAATCTGTCATATTCGGAATGGCATCACGAAGTTTTTCGACAACTCGCTTTTCTTTTTCACTCATTGAATTCACTTCCTTTCCATGATATAATTCCTTAAAAAACTTAAGGAGATTTCCATATGCGCTACATACCTACTCGTCCACAATTGGATGGTTTTTTCAACAAATCCGTCACAGACATCGAAATGCCTAAATACGAAGATGGCAAATCCCCGATTGAGATGCTAGAAGCACAAACCGCTTTCATTGAGCAAACAAGCAAAGAGCTTCATGATATTGCCGACTCCGCAAAGATGCAGGCTGAATCAGCAAAAGAAATTGCGGAAAGTTCTAAGGCTCAATCTGAAATCGCAGTAAAAACATCTAGCAAGGCAGATATCAAAGGATGGATTGCGGTTACTGTATCAGTCTTGGCTTTTATATGGAGCATAATTTCGCATTTCATATAAAAGAATTGATTACAACAAAAATCAAAGTTAAGATTGACACCACTAACGCAACGTCTGAAATACTTGGTTTTTTCACTTTTGTCCCCCCCTTCTTGTACTTTGTACATTCTTATATTAGTACATTGTACAATCTTTGTCAATAGTTATTTTTGTACAGTGTACAATTTTTGTCGTTGACATTTGTGATTGTGACTTGTATAATTAAGTTGAAAGGAGGTGTTAATATGAAGGAGCGCCTAAAGGAGATAAGAAAAAGCAATCCTAATGGGAAAACACAGGAAACATTTGCAAATTACTTGGAAATATCAAAAGAAAACATTTCTAGCTATGAATCCGGAAGAAGAAATCCATCAGATGCATTTATCAAACTTGTATGTGAGAAATGCAATGTTAATGAAGATTGGCTTCGCACCGGAAACGGAGAAATGTTTATGCCGGAAACAAAAGATGAGCAAATTTCAAAAATGCTTGCAGATGTTATGAAATCAGAAGAAGGAAATTTTAAAAAGAAATTGATTTCTGCGCTAGCACAGCTAGATAAAGATGGTTGGGATAAACTAGAAGAATTTGTTGATATGATTTCAGAGAAGAAATAAAAATAAGCCAAGGGCAATGCGCAAACCCTTGGCTTTCTTCTTATTTTAACAGTTCTTTTACAAATACGTATATGGCTCGAAGCCATCTAGCATTGTCGCATTTTTCAATGAGTTTAATGATTTCATTTTTGTAGTACTCTTCTCCCAACTTCAAAACCCCCAATCATGTGCCCTATGTAGCGATACAGATATTACAGAACGTATGTTCGGCATAGTCAATCCCCAATTATGGGCGGAGCCATGCCAAGCCCCACCCATGCCAGAACTTGAAGTGTCCTTTCGGACAAGTCCATAGTATCACTACAATATGCATGATTTCAACATTTTTCGGTCGCAAATTTCGACAGAAAATGTCATTGCAGAGAAGCGGAAAGCTGTTTCTCAATCTCTTCTTGCACTTTTGCGCGCCAACGCATCGGCACTTCATCAATCGTCATTTTCTTATCTACAAGAATACGTCTCACGTAGAATTTAACCATATCCTACACCTCGCTTTCTGCGGCAATGTTTGCCAGTTCTTGGATTGCTTCTGCGTTTGCTTCATGTCCAGCTTTCAGCTCATCGATGGTTTTCTCCATCTCAGTCTTAGTCCTCAAGCTTACAGTAACTGTATATGTACCATCTTCTACTCCATCCTTACCCCCATTCGGCATATATGAGAATCCCTCATACTTAAGATCATCATACTCACCGGAAGTCTGACCGTTGTGTGTGAATGTGACCTTTGAAATATTCTCTTCCGTAAATGCTTCCGTAATTGACTTGATTCCGTCAAAATCTTTCGACCGAATCTGAATATTTCCGAGGCTCGCTCCATCGGCGATCTCGAACTCTGTTTTGTTTTTCAAAATAATTTTGTCCATAATTTTTATTCCTTTCTATGTGTAAATTTACGGGTTACTAAACTTATTTAAACGGCAGTTTAAATGACAAATTTTCACAACAAGATTTAGTATCAAATTTATCTGATATCAAAGATATTGGGATTTATTACATTCATGGCTCTTCAGAAATGCCGAGTGTAACTGGTTGGTATGTCATTTTATCATTTGCTAAACAAGATGGAAGCATAATCCCAATGATTGCTATGGATCAATTTTCAGACAATATATATTATGGGCGTTTATATAAAGGAAATAACGGATACCAGCTTACATCTTGGAACCATCTATAGATTCGACAAAGGTATTTTACTCCAACCTAACAATGCGTTGCCAGTAGCTCGACCAACAAGCAGAATATCCAAGCCCCAGCCTACAAGCGGAAAAGCAAGTGCAGATATTCTCCAACTATTTGTTTTTGAGAATATAAAAATGCATCCAAAGCCATTATTAAAATTCTCATGTTCTCCAAAAACCTCTTTGTTTAAAGCGTTATTCCCGTTGCTTTCTACAATTTGGATCAAACAAGTCTGATTTTCAAGTATTTGTGAGCTTGTTAAAGTGTTTTCTTGTCCAAGTACCAACTTACTTATTAAACTGCCGTTTAAATCACTTAACTGTTTCGCCAGTGTTCCATCCAGATTAGGGTTCGCCTGCCGCGCATCAAGTGCGAAGCCTTCCACTGTTGTTACCTGGTTATTTACGATACTTTCCGGTTGCAGCGCACTTCCGATTTTATCCTTTAATGCATCTGCCAACTTTATGACGTTTTTCGCTTCGTCCAATGTAATTGTGGTTCCATCCAAGTTAATGCTAAGCGTTCCACTCTCATCTACGCTCATGCTTTTCCCGTCCGGTTTTACAATTCCGGCTTCCTCTGTTGTTGCGATTGCACCAGCACCACCTACAACAGACTTAGACCAGTATTCCGTATTGCTCGTTGCCGTTCCTGCCGGAACATTCTTTTTTGCAAAATACAATGTGTTATTATGAGTTACCGCATCCAATCTCTTATATGTAGCATTTGCGCTCCACTCGCCTTTAGGCACGATTGCTACTCTTCCTGCTATAGCCATTTAAGCCACCTCCCAATTCAAATTTCCGTTATTATCAACGGTAAAGTTATACGCTGCATTATCTGTGTAAATTAACTCTCCATCATCGTTCAAGTCAAATTCTGCCATTGTCAATTTCTTGTTAATCTCGCTTTCGATTCCCTGCACCCTGTCTGCGCTGTCCTTGGCATCTGCGGCAGATTTTGCCGCGTTGGTTTCGGACACCCCTGCGCTTTTGGCAGATGCTACCGCCTTGGCAGATTCCACTTTAATATCTGCAAGATAATCCGGGCGCAGATGCTTTTCTTGGATACTTCCCTCTTTCACGATTGCGGACACCTTACCGTCGCTGCCGATTGCAAATGCGATTGTATCAGAATCCAAGAACTCATATTCTGTAATCAATGTGGATAAATCTACATTCTGCGTTGTACCATCATCTAGCGTTATCACAAGTTGCTGTGCCTGCGGGTTGTACTTGAAGTTTACCGCCAGTTTTTCCAATTTTGTGTCAATCACAGCCTTGGAACCATTCATCTTAACCACCGTCAGCGTTCCGTTGGATTCATCCCAAAGGATTTCCTTTACAAGTTCGTTAGCTTTGGTCAAGTCAACTTTAGACGCATCCATAGCAACCACACGATCATCCAGATTGTCAATCGCCAAGTCCATCTTATTAAGATTGGATTCATTTACCGCTGTTTTTTCACTTGGAAAATTCTCCCAGTTGATACGACTATATATTTTCTGCATGGCTCACACTCCTTTCTAACGCTGATAATCTGCGTTCCAGATCTTCGTTTTTCTGCTGCAAAAGTTCGATTTCTTTCTGCTGCATCTGGATCATCTGTATGTGCATTGCATGGAGATTTTCCTTGTCGATTTTCCATGTCTTTAAATCTCCGTGAATTGCTTTTTCATCCTCTTCGGCATCTTCTTTTAGTACAAGTCCGCTATCGGACAATCCGGCATCCTGCAAAATCTTCTCTAAATCCTGCGCAATTAAACCAAACTGCAAGCCTTTGTGCTGCGTGATGTATCCGGATTTCCATGTGTATTCAACCGGGCACATTGCCATATACACGCTTTTAATATCCCTTAATGATTGTATATTATTTTTCAATCTTTTGTCGGAACTCGGAATAGAAATCAAAAGACCCTCGATATCCAAGGTACTTTCCCTCGAACCAAAATCAGACACTTTATTAAAGTGTCTGGGCGAATACTTGGTTGTAGAGCTATCATTAAGTGTATAATCTACATCTGTAAAATACCCACTTGGCAATTCGCTTTTGGTTGCGTAGTCGCTCAGCGAATTGTCAACATAACTTTCTGTCGCCAAGTTTTCCCCGTTTGCGTCAGTAACAGATAATAAGTCCAACTTAACATTCTGCAATAACGCATTATTTCTTCCGTCATGCCCTAATATCTCTACCCCAGATACCTCACCACTGTCAAAAAGCAGAGATTCTATTATATGTACTCGTCCGCTACCGTCCAGTTCAAAGTTGTTACATTCTACAATCAATCTGTTTCCTCGTAGCACAATTTGGTCAGCACTGGCATTGATCATAGAAATAACTTGGTCGTTCTCGTCTCTGCCTAACTTCAATTCCAGTGATGCGTCTAATTGCCCTTCTGCCTTTTGTGCACGATCAACTTCTGCTAAAATGCTTTTTGCGGTCTGCTCAAACTTGGTATTTGTCTGTTCTTCTAAATCCTCATAAGTGGATTGAAGATGGTCTGCGTTCCTCTCTAACTTTCCGGTACGTCTTTCCACGCTTTCAAGTGTTTCTCTGATAGAATTAACCTTTGCGGAGTGTGTCTGCGTACCCTGTGCCGAGATTGAATCTCTCTTGCTCTGTACTCCGGTTAGGGTGCGTTGCAATAGATACGTTTCAACAATCTCTCTTGTGGTATTGAACCGGATTGGTTCCCCAAGTGTCAGACATGGATTGCCGACACAAGTGCAACTTTTAATCGGCGTATATGCTGCCTGTGCCATAATCGGCAATAGGTTATTTGCAATCTGTTCCAGCTCCGCTCCGGTCTTGTCTGATACAAGAAAGTTTCCTGTAATCGAATAGTTGTTTCCGGCAGTTCCAACAATAGCACCGGCGTTATCATTGCTTGTCTTGATTTCAAGCTGCGTAATTGCCTTGCTTTGAAAGTCCTCGTAATCAAACGTGATGTAGTGTCCGGTCATGGACTCTGTGTTTGCATCAGACGGAAATAAATTGTCTGCCGGGAACAAATCTTCTGCCGGATAAAGCGCGCTTGCGATTGCTTTCAGAAAGACATACTCAAACTTGCCATCTCGGTTGATATTACCAAAGCATCCGTTAATCTCACAGATTGCCGTTACAACCGTTTTTCCACTGATAGAGGACTCTTCTGTAACCGCGCTTGAATCGTCCGTCTGTGTGGCTACAATCGTCTTATTGACTGTCATGGAATCGTTAGGCAATGTTGCTACCGCCTGTTCAATTCCGAGATATGCAAAGAAGCTATCTCTGAACTGCTTAAGCGTCATGGGAAAGCTAAGTCCTGCATACCAAGCCTTTACATCGGAATTGATAATGTCATACATAGCGTCATATGCCGTAATCTGCCGTTTTGTCCGGTCAGCCGTAGGAACATCGGATGCAACCTTAAAAACTCCGTATAGCATCGGATTTTCGCTATCTCCGTCAACTGTTTCCGAAATGGAAATAGTTCTACCGTTAATGCTTCCTGCGGTGTTTCGTGCTGTGAATTTTACACAGTTTGCTTCACACGCACCAAACTTTAACTCTGATTCCGAGCAAAGACTTTCTTCAAGCGAAAACGTACCGACTTCGAGCATCGAATTGTCTATTTTCTGATTTGTTCCAACAACAGATATAACCATCTGCTTGTCTGTGCCGGAATCCCAATACTTTTCTTTTAAATTGCTATTTATCATATACACCACCTACAAACGAAAATTTTATTGGTTCATACTTAATCTTCCCATTCGCCACAGAATAGAACGTAGGCTGAATGTCAGCGATATATCCGTACTGCGTCACATATCCGCGTTTCTCCGGCACGTATGCCGTGATATAACCGCCACGCTCTTTTGCCTTGGTATAGTTCTTTTCGATATTCTTCCAAAAATCATCAAACTGCTTTTCAGTCAGCATAGCTTTGGTTTCAAACTCAACTTTTAAGGCTTTCAGATCCACGGCATCACGATGCTCTAATCCGTTTTCATCCGTCCAAGGGTCTAAGTCCTGCATATTTACATAGGAACTAAACGTGTCCTGCTTTATTAAACTGTTTGGTATGGTATAATCCCCAAACTTTACTAAATATCCGCCATATCCCATCGTTTACCTCCTAAAAATGGGTATAAAAATAGCACCTACCGTTTGGTAGATGCTAATTGTTCTTATTATGCGTATTTTCTTGATTGGAAAAGGTTTATGATAAACTCTCTTCCGATCTGTGTGATTTTTCTGTGATATACAACCCTTCCACTGTCAAGGACTTCCTGCTTAATATCTTCATAGCCTTTATCACTATAATCAGAATGCATAACCCATGTTCCGTTTACTTTGTACTGAATATGCATATCAGAAAGCCATTTGTTCAATTCGTTCGCGCTCCGAAGCCCTAACTCCTTTGCGATTTCCGTCATGGTATATGTCTTATTCACATGGCTAAGAATCGCATTTCTTCTTTCGGCTTCCTCTCGTTTCTCTCTTTCTTCTTTCAGATTTTGCAAAAGCATGATTCCATAATCTGGATTGCTTATAATCTTGTCGATTGTGTCCTTGGTTGCATACGCACCATGCTTTCTTATTGATGGAAGAACCTCTGATGTTACCCACTTGCGAAACTTCTTCGCATTCGGTTTATCGCTCCGAAGAATAACCGCATATAAGCCGCTCTCTGTAATGAAATTTGTTTCTCCTGCACGCCCTAAGTCTAACTTAGTGCGTTCATCTTCATCTAACCTCTGCGCGACCATTGTAGGGTTACTCATTTTCAATGCCCTGCAAATATCAACAAGGCAAAACATCGGTTCATCATCGACCATGACCATTCTGATCTGTCCGAATATTGGATTCTCAAATACCTCAATGCCGTTTTGAATCTTAAGCATAAGTTGTGATTTTTTCATTCGTGTCTACCTCCATACATTTTTATCTGAATAAAAAAGAGGAAGCCACTTGTGAAATCACATTGGTTTCCTCTTTCGTACAGTATGGCGTTCGAGTAAGTAATCCGCATCTTCACGGATAAGGATGTTTCCTTAGTAATAAGGATAGACTATTTTTGATTTTGTGTCAATCCGATTTTGAAATTAAAATAAGCCGTGTTTCCACGGCTTAAGTATCATTTATCTTTCAATTTTTACTGTAACCAAGTATATGTATATGCTTCATCAACATATATCTTATAGCTGCTCGGATAGATCGTATCGTAATTTGAATCGTACGGAAAACTAAATGAAAAATAATCTGTATCTCCATTCTTTTCACATTCTGCATAATGATAATCATATTTGATCAAGTTGCCAGATGCATCATACATTACGCAAGAAATTTTTACAAATGAAAAATCTTTTCCGGAATCATTTGTAGCTTCAACCGTAACATTATCTGCTCCAATGTCCGATTGAACCATTATATTGCGAACATCACAAACAGCATTTGTTGCTTCATCAACACTCAACGACATTTTATAGTTATCATAAGAAACATCGTTATAATCAGAATCGCTCGGTGCGTCAAAATAAAGAACACATTCCTTACCGGATTCAAAAGCTCTGTTACAATCGCTTTTGCTATCCAGCATTTTACCGTTTTTGTAGTATACGAGTTTTGCATCCAGATCAACATTTACCTTGTTGTTGTTTTTCAAGATAGCAACAACTCCATGACCACTATCTTGGTATTCAATTGAGATGTTTTTCTTTACCCTGTTCGCATTAAAGGAAGAAGTGACGGTAACTTTGCAAGAAAGCGTTTTCTTTGCAATTTTTGCTTTTACGTACGTTGTTCCTTCTCCAACCGCCAGAACCTTTCCAGACTTGTTTACAGAAGCAACATATTTATTGCCACTACTCCATTTAGCAGTTTTCCTCATTCCGCTTATCTTTAATGTTGCGGATTCTCCAATTTTTAAATTAAGAGTCTTTCTGCTTAATTTGATAGTTGCCGCCTGTGCAACAATCTGTTTCCCATCTGCATTTTGGATTGGCATAGCCGAAATCAAAACGGCAAACGCCAACCCCATAGCTACTAATAATTTTTTTGTGCTTCTCATAATGACTCCTTTCTTGTGATATGATTTATTTAGAATTATATCACGTTCTATTATAGAAGTCACTAAAAAACATATACATTATCTCCGGTTCGATTGTAATGTTCTCTCCCATAATCCCTTGCGGCTTTTCCTATGTCGTTTGTAGTAATTCCGAAATTTTTCTGTAAAATAGCTTGTAATAACTGATTTTGTTGTCGCAGTAAGGAAACCTCTTGCGCAGATGTTGAATTGATAGCATCTTTGATTCCGGTAATTTCTTGGCTTCCTGCGACCGCTGGCTTACCTCCGACTGTTCCCATAATTTCCGGAAGTCCATTTTCTCCAACTGTTGCTATGCTATATTTATCCATAAAACCGCCCGTTGCATAAGCCTTTACTTTAGGTAGGCTCACTTTCGGCACAAGATCGACTCCGCTCCACTTTACCTTTGCTACTTTAGCCGCCGCAGAAACAACACTGTTGAACCCTCTCAAAACGGTATTCACTCCACCGATCAATGAATTTATTGCTGTTTCAATTCTTGAAATTACGGTGTTCATTGCCCCGGCAACGCCACTTTTCACGCTATTCCATAATTTGCTGAATATTTCAGCTACACTTTCTTTCATCTTCGAGAAAGCATTTTTTATCGGGGTGGTTACATGTTCTTTAAACCAACTAGAAACACTGTTCCACGCCCCGGTTACCGCTGTTTTTGCCGCGCTAAATGCTTTCTGAATAGATTCTTTTGCTGAGCTAAAAGCATTCTTGATAGGTGTTGTAACATGCTCCTTAAACCAACCGGAAACCACCGCCCATACAGATTTCACAGTTGTCCATAGAACCTTGAATGCGGTTGATACTGCCGATTTCAATAATTCAAAATTCTTCTTTATTGGCTCTATTACCTTTGATTTAAACCAATCAGAAACAACAATCCATACAGCCTTGACAATGATCCACAATCCTTGAAAGATTTGACCAACTCTTTTCGAAAATCCTTGGAAAAATGAAACAATAGGAGTTATAACATTAGTATTGAACCATCCAGAAACTGTTTTCCATACACCGGATATATCTTTCCATAAAGAAGAGAAAAAACCGGAAACAGATTCCCATAATCCCTTAAAAAAACCGCTTATTGGCTTAATCACATTAGTATTAAACCAATCTCCTGCTTTTGAGAAAATTCCTTTTATTTCTTTCCAATGATCCTTGACTACTACAGCCGCCGTTGCAACACCGGCTACTATTCCTGCGGTAATCGCTGCAGGTGCTGCCGCTACCCCTAAAATAACCGCTCCGACTGCCGTAATCGTAACTCCGACAAGCATAAGTGCTTCATTAAGCCAACTGAATCCGTTCTTTAACATGGTCACAAAGTTTGATATTGCAGTAAATGCGCCAATCGCAACAGAGCCAATCCCGGTTATAGCTTTTGCTACCGGGCTGATAAAAGAAAGTGCGCTCTCTGCCGCACCGCTACCGAATAAAGCTTTGACACCAGCTGAAACAGTTGTTCCAAGTGTAGCAAACGCCCCACCTATTTTTTTTGACAAAGCGATAGACAATACTGCCGAGATTCCCTCATTTGCCGCAATTTCAACGCCAAGCCTTGATGCAAGTGAACCAGCTATTGCTTTTGAAATGGAAGTTCCGATTATATCAAGTGCGGTTTTTGCAAGATGCAATCCAAGAATTTTTTTGATTGTCAGCGCACCGATGATAATCGCAACCGTCTTTACGTCTAGGTTGCTTAAAAACTCCTTGACACCTTTCCAAACATCCTTCCAAGAAATTTTACTTAATGCCGTAGTGACCGCATCAAATGCACCTTGCGCCCACGAATTAAGTGTTTGAGCCAATAATGCAAAGTCAAAGTTTTGGAAAAACTTGTTGATTCCGTCTGCGATTGAATTTCCAAATTGTTTCCAATTAAATGTCGTGCCAAACGAATCCAATCCATGAAGCACCGTGTTTAATGAATTTGCAATCAGCCTTCCGGTTTCTCCGAAAAGCGTTGTACCTTTCTGACCCTCGAATAGTCCATTAAGGAATTTTGCAAGCCCGCTACCAAAGCCGGACGCTTTTGCGTATACTTCATCCCACTTGATGCCTCGCATTGCATTGATAAGAGCACCGGAAATTGCTTTTCCAAGTCCTTCAAGGTCTTTGATGTCGCTTTTGAATTTCTTAAAAATCGTGTCGGTCTGAACTAGTTTCCCGGTATCTCCACCACCAGAACCGCCACCGCTTCCACCGCTTCCACCACTTCCAGAACCAGAAGTGTTATCTTTACTCTGTTTCGAAATAACTTTTAATTCATCAAATGCACGCGTTGCCTGTTGGATTTCCTTTTTTGCTTTCTTGGCATTCTTTGCGATACCGCCTGTGTTTTTCCCTGCGTTTCCTGCGGCATTGCTTAAATCGTCCATGCCGTCAGATGCGCTTCCAATATCATCAGCAAGACCGCTGATTCCTGCCCCTTTGCTTGCTTCATACTTCCATCCGAAGATAGAACCTAAAGCATTTGTTACCATCTCTGCGAAGGAAATAACCTTTTGCAGAACTGAATTAAGTACCTTGATAAATGGCTTGAATGCATTGATTAAACCACCACCAACAACCGCTCCAAGTGCTTTGAAATTCTCTTTAAGCATGGTTATTTGGTTATGCCATGTCAATATGTTATCGTAAAGGCTTTTTATCCTCTACTTCTTATGGTTTCCCATAAGTTCGGCGTACATTTTCAACCACAGCGTTGTGGTTGTCGGATACTCTTGGGAATATTATATTCTACACTCTTTCCATAAGAAAAGAGCATAGGTTCAATCCCTACGCTCTACAATGTGCTATAACTTTTATTTTATAGCCTTATCTCGGTATTAGCTTATTGGCTTATCCACTTATAACCATAAGCAGTTCGTCCCTCTTGGTCAATTACCTTATGTATTGCTTTGTAATTAACTCCAAGAGATTCCCCGGCTTCGGATATTCTATCGAACACTCTTACAATCTCTCCGCTTTTCGCATCCACTTGCGCAATTTTTCTTCCTTTTTTACGCTTTTTATAGATACTCAAATCTTTTATTGGAAAATCTTCTTCGTATACAAAAATATATCCATTTGCCGACTTATAAGTATTTGAAAGCACACCGGAAATAGTTGTTCTATTTGTTCCGGTAATCCTAGCCGCTTCCTGCAAACTTTTAAATTTCTGTATAAAATTTCCTTCCATATCACATTGAATAATGCTTCTCATTCCGTTAGGTTCCGGCTTTCTATAGGTTTTCGCTCCGTTTGATTCATATTCATCCTCAAACATAAACATATAGCCCTTTGTTTGCCGCCTTTTTCCTTTGCAATTAAGCAGAACATCCGCATTATGAAATCCGTCAATTTCTGCATCCATTGCACTATCATAACGCTTAACATATTTCCCGTCAAGTGTCAGCAAAACAACCGCCCTGGCGTTATGATACGGCGCGCCTTTCCCACCTTTGGTCATATTATAGCCATCTCGATAGGTGTTAAATTTTTCAATGTAATACTTTTCCAACCCACAGGCTCTATCTTCGCTTTCACACGTTTCGATGATTTCCCATGAGAAGTTGTCAAACCCGAATTCTTTAATTGCTCTATGAAAGTCGCAATCTTCTTTTTCGTAACACCTTTGATGTTGCCACACTCTGCTATGGAAGTCACAAGTTTGACCGACATAAGATTTTCCGTTTATTTTATTTGTTGCTTTGTAGATATAATATGTTCGCATTAAATCACCTCAAACATATTATACAAAAATGTTCGCGCTAAGTCAACTTAGCTTTCACCGATTTTACCCGATTTTCATCGACATATTGCTATGCCGCGCGACACATGAAACAAAAGTTTCGTTTATCGGCTGTTCTGGCAAAGTCCCCGGTAATATTGGTTGTATGCGCAAGCACATACTGATAACGCAACATGGCTTTTTGAGCCTGCGTCATTGAGGAAATGTTTGCATCAAGTCCTTGTTTTAATGCCCATTCCTTTAATGTTGCCTGTGTCAAGTCGATACCATAACGCCGCATAGGTGCCGTAGTACCGGAAAATACAGATTGCAGACTCTTGGCAATATCTTCTTGGCTCACATCATAGAATGAAGCCATATCTCCGGCTAATTCTGTCAACCGGATAGACATTTTCGCCATCTGCCCCTGTGGAATATCGAGTGCAGTTCCCATTGCCTGGAATCGGCTTGCAAACTGTTTCGCGGACAATTCAGACATACCAAATTTTTCAATGGATGTTTTTGCGAAATTGTTAATTAGGCTTTCATACTGCCCGAATGTCTGTCTTACAACGTTCTCAACCTCTGTCAGTGAGGATGATATATCAATAGCATCTCCAAGTAGCCTAAATCCTCGGAATAGAGTCCAATACGTTGCATATACTTTTCCGATTGCAGACGCAAGGGAGAACGACTTCTTGGTAACCGCAGAAGCATCGGAACTAAATCCGCTAAATGAGCTTGTGATGCTTTTTGCCGCTGTTCCTGCCGCTCCACCGGTACGTGATAATTTTGCCAATGCATTTGTCATGTCAATAATATTCCGGCTTACGCTAGGGGCTTTCGACAGTTCGGACATAAGCTGTCGCATTGCCGTGGCAAGTTTCGGGATATTCTCGATAGCCTTTGTTGAGCTTGTATAGCCAAGCTGTTTGATTCCTACGGCTAATTCCGATAACCCTTGCACCGATTTTGACATACCGGAAAATGAGCTTACCGACTTTGAAATCTGTCGCATCGCTCCGGCTGCTGCATTGATCTTTCCTGTGTCAATATTGCTAAGTGTTTTGATGTTTCTTGCAAGAGTCGAGAACGACCTTGAATCAACACTGCGCATGGCACTCATTGAGTTTGACAATCGGTTTACTCCGGTTGATAACCGGTTAATTCCGCTAGAATCTATGCTTTGCAAGGATGAAGATAGTTTTCCTAACCTTGTTATCAGCGCATCAATCTGACCATTAGCCTGTCTTGCCTGTGCTTGAATCTTGACCTCTAAGGTTTCTAATTCCAACAGTTCCACCTCCTTTATGTAGTTTTAGAAAAAGACGGTAGGATTTGACCCCTACCGCCCTTGAATTACTTTTTCAGTTTTCCCTTTTTCAGAAGAGAAATCATTTTTGAATTTTCCTCTGATGTAAACTTAAAATTGGAAAATCCGTTCTTTTTTGCGATTTCCGCGCGATGTTCTTTTGACACATCATCTTCCCCAACCGCTTTTAATGCTTCAACGATTGATCCAGATTTTCCGGTATACATCGAATAATACTTGCTTGCATTTTTCTTTGCTCCACTTACAACGATTGCAGTGTGACCTTTTGTACGCGTCACAAGAATGTCCCCGTTGTAAAGCAGTTCTCCGATTCGGTAAGAACCAGCATCGGTAAACAAGCCGGATTTCAAAAGAATGATTCTTTCGTTTGCAGTATTGAAATCTCCTACATCCTTCCCGAATGCATGGATAATACAAGCGCGTACAAGAGAAGAACAATCGCATTCCGTCTTAACCTTTGCGCTAATGCCATGTTTAATGACTCCGTAGCGTTCCGATTGGTCATAGCCGATGTTTTTGTTGCCACACGCAATCTTCATAGCTTCAGCTAACTTCTCCGCAACCTTATTATCCTTTGCTCTTAACACATTCCATCCCTTAGAATGGTTGTAAAACTTCTGCGTAGACACTTCCTGTCCGGTCTGGTCTCCGGCTTTTCCGCCAGAATAGCAGTTTCCGTGTTCATCGTGTCGCGCACTTCCGATAATTACTGCCATGGTAATACCTCTTTTCTTAAACTATCTTTGGCTTTGGTAAATGTGATTTCCTTGATTCAGCCGCCCATGCTTCTTCCGCCTTAAGCATTTCTCGTATCTCAGCATCGGGATCGTCCGTATTATGCTTTTCGATGGAATCATAGCAAGTTTCTTTCACGTACTTACTATTACCCTTACCGAATGTAGCATCTATTGCGGTCACAAGTGCTGACGTTGCATATCTGCCAAACCACATATACATTTCCACATCGCGTTGCTTCCATTCTGCCTTGTATGCATCCACATAAGGCTTAAGCAACTCTGGATTCATCATATCTATATCATCAACGGAAAATCCGTAGCCTTTCGTTACCACAAGGTAAAACGGACGGATTTCCGCAACGTAATATTCCCATGTTAATTCTTGGTTTTCGCTTTGGATGGGGTCTTTTTCTTCTCTTTCTCCTGCTCCTGCGCTCTCTCCAACGACTCCATCATCTGCGCTAAAAAACCGTTTGTCATCATTTCCTCCTGCATATCAGCGAATAAATCCATGCAGTTAATCTCGTTTGTGTCAATCGCATCATAGAGAATGTCGGACACCTTCTCAAGCTGCTCATCGTAGCCTTCGTTTGTTTTGTAATCATATCCAAATTCTTCATTGTGATGCATCTGCAATCCCACAAGAAGTGTCTTAGGAAGCGTTTCAAGAAGAATATCTTCCATAGAGGAAATATCTTCCATGTCCTGTGTCTTCATAATATCCTGTAAGATATGTGATTTTAACGATGGTCTTGTTGCAAACTGAATTGTATATTCTTTTCCACCTAATTTAACTTTCATGCTTTACCTTGCCTTTCTGCCCTATATTGGCAAGGGGCAGTGTTGCCACCGCCCCATTATTGCTTATCTTATTGCTTCAAGTTCTGCTATCGACCGTTCATCCTCGCCTACCGGTGCGGTCGATTGCTCGTCCGATAGGCTTTTTACCCCACCACTGTTACAGTGAATGTGCCATCGTTATTATCAACGACAGTCAGCTTATCTGTAACAAGCTCTGATGCTGTACTTGGAATAACTGTTACCGTCATTTCAAGGATTTCATCGTTTCCGCCTACATCGTTAGGTGTTGCTGTTGCAGTTCCTACATATGCGTACTTCGCTAAGCCACCAATACCGTCAGTTCCGTACAGATGGATAATATCAAGTTTTTTATCTCCATATCCATCCACCTTTGAAAGATATTCTTTTTCAAGGTTTCCTGTGATTTCTCTTGAATCAGAAGTCTTAATTCCTTTTTCAAAAGTCTGCTGGTCATCTTCCATTGTGGTCGACTCAACAGTGTTTGGTGGTGATGCAGGACTTGGAACTGACTTAGCCGCAACCAAAAGATTATATGTTCCTGCAAAGTCAGCCTGTTTTTCCGTGTGCTCTTTTACAATGACACGAGTTCTATAACTTGTTGATGCCATATTTTCTACTTCCTTTCTGCTTATAGCTGATCTAAATGCTCAACGTTTCCAATTACGCGAGCTGCACGGAATGTAACCGTTCGCACTTGCTTGGAAATTGTTGAGATTACATTTGATACCTCAAACATTTGTTGTTTAAAAAAAGACACCGCATATGCTGCGATGTCCTTAGTTGCTTTTCTTGAACCTTTGTTTGTAATTGTGATCTGAAATGTTGGGCGAATTGCATTGATTGTCTTTGCTTCATTAGTTCGTCCGGCTTCTGTCACACCGATTTGTCTGACTAAAAGCGTAGGAAATGTTGCGGTGCCGCCCGATTCTTCATCTTGCGTCACTTTAATTCCTTTTACCTTGCTTTCCATGTACGATTTCAAAAGGGAACATAAGGTATCTTCAAAATCAAGTGCCCAACTATTTAACTCATTTTCCACCGAATACCTCCCTTGCAATCTTTACATACTGTTGTATAATCTGTTGTTCCGCATTATACATAGGCATTGTGGCTTTGATACCGTGGGTATAACGCCATGTTTCGGTCTTATCATCCCAATAGTACCAACCATCTTCAAAAGCGTGTATTTGCCCAGGATACGTGCCGACACCGAATCCAAGTTCCGGTGCTTTGGGGTTCTCTGCGGAATTATAAAAAATACCGGCTCCAAACTCTACCGCCAACAAAGTATAGAATGGTTCTCTATCTTCTGCCGTTACCGTTTTTCCGGTCGCAATGAGAATCGCGTTCGAGGTCATTAACTGCGGTGCTTTATCTACCCTTACCGTTATCGTGTTTCCTAATGGTGATTCCGATATGTGTTGTATTGCCACCGTCTGACCTATCTGTGCAAGCCTAGAAACAAGTAAATCGCATTTAGCCTGTAAACTATTGCGGTACTTTTCTAACTCCTTTATGGCGTCTTGTATGGATTTAGAGGATAATGTCATTGAAATAGTTTTCTTTGCCACGCAATCACCTACTTAATATTTTTCCGAAGAAGAAACAAATCCGTGGTCAGTCCTTCATCTGCAACGCCTTTTACGATGTAGTCTGCGGTTTCTGAATCCACAAGTCCATCATCAGTGCGTTTGACTTCCGAGCGTTTCCACACCACATCACCGGCTTTCAATGGCAAATATCCTTTATCCGTGACAAGCTGACAGTATGATGTACTATCATCAATTCCAAACTCTTTCACAAGGGCTTCTGACAACTTATTGCTGATATTAGCTCGGAATGTCGTAGGTTCTGAAAACCCTTCAACTTCCTCGCCTTTTGGAATCTTGTTGCCTTCGGAATCTAAATAAGGTACAAAGTTTCCATCGGAATCCTTGTACCCTTCATAGACAATATCTCCATTTTCGTCAGTTTGTGGGATGAATACCCTCTGACCGGATTGCGAATACTTCATTTCCTGCTTGTTAATGTCAAGCATTGTTGTTTTCCTCCGGGATTCCGGCAACACTTGTCAGAAGCGATAACACTCCGGCAAGGACTGATGCAGAAAGAACATATTTCCAATCCACCGCACCCATAAATGCCGCCGTTCCAATTCCAGCAATCGCCGCCTGCGCAACAGTCTTGATTGCTCGGATTCCGGCTTTCTTAGTCCAATCCTTCCAATTCCTCATGGCTTTTATCTCCTTTCCCTATATGAATCTCTTCAATCTCATGTTTCATTTTCGTAACCATTCCGTTTCCACCTAACGCATGGTACGCATCATACATCTCACAAAAGTTCTGATAGGCATATGACGGTATTTCTCCGATTCTGGTGTACTTTGCATGGTATTCAATAAGTTGGACGCGCAAAAGGAGCATTGTTCCTTTACTGTTCGCGTCCCTGCTTTTCTTTTGCTGTTTAAGAAGCCAAACTATATATCCAAGCACTATCGGAAGTGCCACAAGATAAGTTTGAATCAAAATACTTTTCATTTGAATCTCCTTTTTGCGCACTGCCCACCACCGCTTAATGTGCGCCGCCTGCAACCATTTTACCGACATCGGCAATATGGTCACGCTCAATCTTCTTTAATTACATTGCTTTTACGAACGGAAACACTCCGACAAAAAGGCTTTCACGGTCTTTCCATGTACGGCTCACACCGTTTTCGGAGAAACTTGCCATGTATGCTTCTCCTGCCTGCGACCGGTCGTACACTGCCAAATTAACCATAATGTTTTCATAGTTCTTAACATCACTGTCAATCTGGTCTTGCGTGTATGTGTCCGGATAGTTCCGTCTGCTGATAATCTCTTTTCTTGCCTGCTCTAAAAGCTGTTCAATCAAAGGGTTACATTCTTTTTCATCAAACACAACTTTATCGGACTTTTCCCCGGTCGCTTCGTCCTCTACTTCTTCTATATGAAATTGTTTTAAACGAATTTTTACTTGTTCGACAAGCGTGTATGACATAAAGCATTTCCTCCTACAACTCTACGTTTTCCATAACTGCTCTTGCTTCAAGGACTGCAATATAGTCAGTCATTGCCTTAATCTGCATATTGTAAGTGCTTCTAGGGCATGTAGGTTCAAAATCAATTTTTCCAGCATCCCACTTTTCAAGCATAGCCTTTAATTTCTGATAGCGAATAACAACCTGCTGATATTCCGCTCTAAAACGCTCCTTATAATCGGAACCATTCATCATTTCAACTGTATCTTTTAATTCCATGAAACCAACCTCCTACAGATTAAATTTTGCAATCAGAATTTCTTTCAGTTCCGCACCGCTTGTTTCTTGTGCATTTTCAATTCCCTGCTCTGCGGCAAGTTTTTGCAAGTCTGCGGTACTCATTCTGTTAATTTCGGTCTTTGTATACCCGACGAAAGATACCGGAGAATTACTCTCCGGCATTTTTTCTCCTGCCTTGTACCATTTTCCACCGCATTTAATTGTGTGTGTTGCTACCACGTCGGATCACCTCCTACATAACTTTCATTACAACAACGCTGTCCATTCCCTCAAATGTTGGAAGTCCGATCATGGATACTACGCAGTGAGTATTGATTGGATGGTTTGTAGCATATGTGTAAACAGAAATTCCGGTTTCTACGATGGAAAGGTTTCCGTCTGTAAGGCTTCCACTTCTTTCTTCCGGTGTCTTTCCGAATACATAATCACCAAGATAAACTCCGGTACACTGACAAGATACAATTCCGGTTGGAATAAAGTATTTTGTTTGACCGTCAGCCGGATCAACGTATAACTTATCGTATACCTCGATCTCGATCCCGTAGCCGCGCAGATATTCAGTTACCTGTGACTGCTGTAAACGAATACCGCCTGTATATGCAGTAATACCGAGAACCTGTTTCTTTGTATCCTCTGCCTTTAATACCATTTCCCACGTCTCTGTGTTCATACTGAATCTTGTCAGAGAATATCCGGTTTTCTTAGCAAAGTTGCGTCTTGTCTCGATAAGATCATCAAGTGGTGTTGCCGTTGCCGGAGCGTTCCACTTATCGGTTTCACCGGAAATCTCAACAAAGTGATCTTTCTTGTGCGCTTCGCCAGCATCTGAGGTGTACTCGACTGTGTACTTCTTCTTTCCGATATTTACATCAATCTTCGGTACGCCGTCAGCCGGTGCAAGCAAGCTCCAAATCTGTCTCTCTGGTACGACTCTTGCGCCCTCGATCAGCATCATAGGTTTTTTGCTGATCTCGCGGAGTACATCATTTGCAAGAGAAGCATTCTCCGCGTTTCTGTAATTGTCGTATTCCTGCTCTTCTCTCTCTGTTACCATGTAGGACTCACGATAGAAAGGCATCTCGTTTTGGATATCAGAGAAACCGCCAACATCTCTTAACTCTGCCTGTGCATCAAAGTTAGATGCTTTCAGAGAAACCGGAAGTCCACTCTTTCCTTTAATAAATCTAAGGTCAAGGCTCTCCTGCTTTCTTGTACCAAACTTCTGTCTTCCAAGATATGGTTGAGAACCTAAAGTTTTTTCATAGTTATTCCACATTACACCGAGACTTCTTGCGGTAAATGCTTCTGCTAATGGTAATGCCATAATTTACACCTCTTTCTTTAATCAAAAAAAGTAACTCTTGGGGTTTTGGCTTTTGCCGTTTCCTCAACAGTTACTCCGTTCTTTGTAAGTTTCGCATTGTCGATATCCCCCTCGTAAACGTAAGTTCCCGGTGCATCCCCCATCGTTACGTCAACATCATCAAACAGATAACCGACACAGCTTTCATCGTTTGATGGAAATGGCGTTCCACCTTTTACAATCTTTCTTCCGTTTTCATCAGCGGCAGTTGCCATCGTCTGCGGAACAATACAAGCGGCTCCCAGATAAGGGAAATGCTTTAAAATACCAAGTCTTTGAGTAAAATCTCTTTCAATAGGCTTACCCATGATTTTTACCTCCTAAATTACATAATGATTTTTTTCTTCTGCGGTAGCCGAATTGCTTCCAAAAGTAATCTTTTCAGCATTCTCGACATCCGCTGTCTTTTCGTTGTCTTTATTACCGCCAGCCGTTCCACCGCCCGGATTCGTACTGCCATTTGCAATCTCCTGCTCCTTGGCTTGTGCTGCGGCGGTCTCTTTTTCAGAGATAATCTTTCCAAGAACGTCATAATCAAAGCTGCCATCGTCTTTTACAATCTGTGCTGCCTGCTCTGCGGTAACATTAAATTTAGATGCGGCATTGGCTCTCTGCGTGGCTATTGCCTGCGCTTTTTCAAGTTCCGCGATTCTTGCATTGGCTTTTTCGAGGTTCTTATTTGCCTGCTCGACTTCCGTGAGCTTTCCCTGTTCGATATCATCAAGCTGCTTCTGCAACTCTTCAGCTTTGTCAGCCTTTGTCTTGTACTCGTCAGCCTTTGCCTTGGCTTTCTGTACGGAACTTCCGTAATCTGCCATGATCTTGTCCGCGTTTTCCTCGCTTAATCCCATAGCAATCAGATCTTCTCTTTTCATCCATTACCTCCGATATGTCATACGAATTTTTATACGGTGCAACGACACCGAACGACATTGTTGATTTTTACGCTCACAACTTTGCGAATTTTTATAAAATAAAAACAGCCACCGATTACTCGGCGACTGTCTTATCTTTGTTTGTCTGGCTTTGTGTGCCATCTGTATTCATTTTATTTATCAATTCTTGTGCTTTCTGTTCCTGTGCTTCTACATCATCAATGGTTTTCCACAAATTATCCAAGTATGGCTTTGACAACAAGAATGTCTTTTCCGCATCTCCCCAAAGTCCGACAGATTTAATTGCCACAAGTGGATGAATACCGGCTTGTAAAAGCTGATATAATGTCTGCGACTTGGTATACATATTGTCTTGTGGGCTATGGTTAATCTGCACATCAAAATCGCGTAAACTCAATCCCAAGTCGTGATCCTGTATACGAATCACATTCAAAACAACTTTCGCAAGTCTTTTTTCAGCCGACTTTACAATTGGGTCTTTTAGTTTGGCTCTCGACTTTGAGAAGTCCCATCCGTTTCTTAGCTCAACCGCCCCCTGTGTATCTCCACCGGAATTATTGTTGTTCTTATTCGGTATAGCAAGAATGGACTGTGCATTATCCCACAAATCGTCCTTTGCAACTTGGCACTCTGTCTGATTCAGCTCTTGTGTCATAATGTCAACATCTGATTTATTCTGTTCATTGTTGGATTTTACGGTCAGCGCATGGGAAATCTTCATTTCTTCAAAGGTTTTCGGGTCGATTTCGCAATTTACAAACTTTATCCAAAACTGAACAAACTGCTCAACTCCGTCCATTCGATTTGACTGCATCGTGTTAATTGCATCCAAAAGACCGATAACCAACTCTATATCAGAAATACGCTCATGGTTGTTCGGAAACTCGACAATCGGGATTCCGCCAAAGCCATGTAGTTGCCAATTTTGAACCTTTCCGTTCACAATCTTGCACTCGTAAGAGTCCGTGTAGCAGAGTTTATACATCTGTCCATCGGCATCCTTAAGCTCTTGGATTGCTAAAAGTGGTTCTTCTGTGGAACGACTGTAGATAACAAACGTGTTCATTGGTGTCGGTGCAACAATTCTAAATGGTATATCTCCATTTTTTGTAATCTGTACTGCCTTAAATGACGTTCCGGTTGCTGATTGCCACTCTCCTGCCTTAACGTCCTTTTCCTGCTTATTAGCATCGGTCAGATAATCGTTAAATTCATCAACCGCATTGTTTATCCGGTCATCATCTTTCCTGCTGATAAGCTGAATTGGCTCACCGTAAGTCTGACCGACCTTGAATTGAACAATCTCATAGGCATGGTTTTCAGATACCTTATTGGTTATATCCGCATTCTGTATCTTTGTCCGGTACAATACAGGTTGATCGCCCTTGTAGTAATGCCACAAATAACGGATAATCGGTTTGTTGAAATAAAATGCACCAATGCAGTTTCCGACAACATTTACGATATTGTCTGCCGTAATCTGTTCTGCGTTAGAATATGCAATTTTTCTTCCGTATCTGCCTTTTACAAGGTCATGGAAATACTGTGTATTCATATAAATAAAACTCCACTACTGCAAGCGCGTTTCGGTATTGGCTTCGTTTCAATTTTGCCTGTTGCCACGCGATAAATTACAATATGATTGCATTTTTTACATTTACACGGATGATCTATCGTAGATCTCCCATCATAATGTCCGGCAATTCTTCCGCAATCCGGGCAATATATAGTTACTTTTTTCATAGCAACCTCTTTCTTGTAAATAAAAAACACTGCCATTTCTGACAGTGCCTTTTACGGGTTATATACTTTGGGGGTTGTAGAAATTTGTTTTTCTACTCTTTTAGTATATCATGCAAGTTTTAGGAAATGTTGTGAAAGAGTGTGAACTATTGTGCACTTTTATGCACTCTTTTCAGAGTAAAGCTCTCCATAACGTCTTTCAAACTCCTGCAATGCTCTTTTCCTAAGTTTCATAATGTTTCTGTAGGAATATTTCATTTCAACGGAAATCAAGTTCCAATCTTTTCCATTGACATAGTGCGATGAAAGCACGATATATACATCTGTATTATCCATACTGTCAATTTGCGATATGATAATCCGTCTTTTATCAACCAATTCATCTACAAGCGTCTGGATCTCATTCTGTAAATCAACAATTTTCGATACCGCGCCCCCCATTTTGTCGGGATTGCCGGATGATTGCACATCCACTTCTTTCGGAGATATGGATATAGAAGTTGCCATATCGGATAGCCTTTTGATTTCTTCCAGCTTATTTGCAATCGCATGGTCAATTCTGCTTATCTGTGAAAGATATTTGTCTGTTGTCATATCCTAATACCTCCTAAATGGGTTTACTGCTGCTTCTACCTTTGCTTGTGTTCCGCTTCGCATCTCGTTCTCAAACAAAGCAACTGAATCCGGTGCATCATCATGCTTTACTTTTCCGCTTCTTGTCATTGTCGTAAGCTCTTTCATAAACTTGTAATATTGGCTCTGCTTGTCCATTTTCTTGAAATCGCGGAAATAATAATCACGAATGATATTATCTCTTGCATTTTCCATTCGAGTTATTTTGTTTGAACAATTAAACTTGAACCGTGCGCTACATCTTCCGCCTTGTTTTTTCACAATTTCCATTACATCGCGACCAAAATATTCTCCGGCACTATTGCTCTCGAATGTAACCGTCTTTACGTTGTGCTTAATAAGCATATTTGCGCATTCCGGCTTAGTAAACTGTGTTCCAGCATTGTCAAACACTACATCTACGATATAAACCTCGTTGCCGTACACATAGCCAATCGGCATTGAGCAGCTATCTTCTCCCTTATCTGCACTATCACAAGCCGCCATAATTGCATCTGGTTCTCGATCAACAGGAAGTTCCTCAAAATAATTAAGCTCATTCTCCGCAAACATTCGCCCTTTTGCTTCAAATGGTTCTTGTTGAAACTCTGCCGCCCACGTTTCTTCTGAAACAAGTTTTCTTTCCTTTTGGTAGTAAACGGTTGTGAATATCTTCCGTAATCCCTTTTTATCTTTTCGATAAATCTCCCAATTGCTTTCATCTGTAATCGGGTCAAGTGCCGGAATCGCAACTTCTTTCCATCTCCACTCCAATTCATCAGCTTTATTTTGTAAGGCCGTGATCGGGTCATACAAGCTGTATTTCGTTCCCTGTATGATAATAGGTGTTCCCTCTAATCGTCTACCAAGAACATCATCTGTTACTTTCTCGCAAAGAAACTCTAATCTATCTCTATTTCGCGCTTCCTCATGGTTTTTAACGCAGTCATCAATATAGACAAGTACATTTGCTTCGGTACATCCTACGATTGCACCATCAATAGGTCTACAGGTAAATGTTGGGAAGATATTTTTGCTCTTAAGGTCGATTGATAGGTTTTCAGCACTTTTATAGTCCTTTTCGCCTATCTTTGTTGCTTCTGGGAAAACGCTTAAGAATCTGTTGTACGTGCTTTCTGTTTCAAAGCCTTGCAATAAGCCGCCATAAAATCGCTTAACAAGTCCTTCGCCTTTTCCAACACCGAATATACTTCCGTCCGGGTCGCGTCCCCCCATCATCTGCGCCAATTTCAGACCGCCTGTTGTTTTTCCTGTTCTTTTCGGTTGCGATACAGACAGAAAATCCAATTTTCCATCGTAAATCTCCTGGTATGCTCCGACTACAGGTTGTAGCACTTTTCTTCTTGGGAAATAAAATCTTTTCCACGGATCCTTTTCATCAATTTCAATGTAATAAAAAAAGCTGTCCACAAGGTATGCTGCTTCATACATCAAAACATCATAAAATTGTTGAAGTACCTTGTATGTTGTATCATGTTCCCCGGCATACACTTCTAAGTCTGCAACTCTGCCGCCTGTATATTGCTTGACATAGCTTGCTATAAGTTGTTTTGCCCTTGCGGATATTTTCAATCCATAATCAACATCATGTTCTGTCCCTAAGGCAACCGCTACGGCTTGTATGTATGCGTCTATTACCTGTTCATCAACGCCTTTTCTCTGTATGTAATTTTCATATCCATTTACTGCATTGATTAACTGCTTTGAAGCCAAATAAAAAGCACCTCCGCAAAAGCAGAAGTGCCTTGACCTCTGCCTATAACTGTTTTAGGGTAGCGACTACAATCAATCTGTAGCCGGTAATATGCGTAGTCAGTAGTAAAAGCTATTCTTAGCACACCGATATTGTACGCACCTCTTAGTGTTTTGGAAATTATTTAAAGACTATTTTCTTCGTCTGATTATCTCTCTAGTTCATCAATTCTGTTTTCAAGTACATTTATGTACTCTCTTATTTTCTTATCGTCCGAAGGAAACTTCGGTTTCTTGTGCTTACTTTTTATCTGTAATCTCAAATGGTACAATTGACTCTGGAATATAATTAACCTCATACTTGTACTTATTCACTTCAGCACCACCTAAATCCTCAATGACATACATCGTATCTTCATTTAGTCCAATAATATGTCTCTTATATGTACCATCTTCCATCTCTACAACAAGTGTCACCTGATCATCTGTTGCATCCTCTCTACTAAATGCACCAATCATTTCAAACTCAACCTTATCAGTACGAGTGTTGATTACTGCAAATCTTCTAAGAACATTAAAGTTCTCAGCTTCCTGTTTCATATTATATGTAACCTTTTTTGATTCAGTTTCGAAAGCACATCCAGTTAATGATGTTGCTACCATTCCAACTGCTAACATTACTACTAAAATTTTCTTCTTCATATGATTTATTCTCCTTTAAATTTGACGCTATTGCTTTTCATTGTACTTAATAATTCTTCTAATGTTCTTCTTCCAATATCTTTCCAACGAATGATGTCATCAGGTGTGTAATTACTCATATCTTCAATGGTTTCAATTCCGCGTTTGTGTAAAATTGCGTATAATCTAACCGAAATATTCATTTCTGATATTTTCACAATCTCGCCCCTAAATTTTTGCAACTATGTGTTCTTTTGCGAAATCTTTTTTATCTTCATCGTAGATAGCTGAACCGTTTTTATCAGTTTTCAGTTTATCGAATTCGCAAGTAACCTTTATGCCATCCTTGCTACTGCACTCTGCACGATAATCAATGACACATACTCTCTTCTACCATTTTCCATTTGCATAAATCTTTGTGTAACCGCCTTTTCTGGTTTTGATTATAATTTTTGAACGCGTTTTCTTCATTTCCAATGCACCTTGAACCCTTTCTTTTTATACTCCTCTACGGCTTTTTTAAGGCTCATATCGTCCTCATACTTTTCATTCAGCATAATCACCACATTTCCTTTTTCAATACCGTATATGTTGCAATTTGCAAGTTTCTTAGCCGTTCCAAGGATAGCTTTTGCCTGCTTGTTGCTCATTTCATATGTTTTAGTTCCCATATTAACAGTCATTTCTCATAAACCTCTCAAAATCCTTTCTGCATTTATGGCATAAGTCAATTTGCTTTGTCTTTGTGCAATAGTATTCGTCCAATATAATACTGTCTATACCGTCTCTGCTTATAACCGGTTCTATTCTCCCTTGTTCAATTTCTGCAAATATTTCTCTGAAACGCATAGGTCTTTTTAAATTTACGGTTCTTAGATAAGGGAACATTCGGTCATACCATATTTTAGGCTTTTCTATTTCAGCACCGCACCTGTCGCAAGTGCACCATTCTTTTTGATGTTTCATTCTTTCACCAGCTTTCTAAACACCATTCATAAACATATTTCCAAAATGCAAATCATTTAGTGCTTTTTCTAATTCGTCTTTGTATCTAAATGGACTTAAAGGGCTTTTTATTTCTTCCCTCAAAACTGGCATTGCCGCATCCATCAAAATGCCTTGTGTAGCACTTGCAAGATTTTGCGGTGGCAAATCCGCCAAAGCGCATAATTCCATTCTTTTATGGTCACATTTTTTAGATTTTGGGCAACTTTTACATTTTTCCGCTAATTTACTTAAAGGTTCTGCCATCACTACACCAACTTTCTTCCGCAGATAGGGCAAAAATTAATTTTTACGACTCCTGCAACCTCTTTTCCATCGCTATTGTCGAAAATCATGTTATTTTCAGCTCCAAAAAGAACTAAATTTCCTTTACCATCAATTATTTTCTTTTTATTCCGACAAAAATCACACATTCTTACGCCCATCCCCTTTATTAAATACCACGTTTTCAAATATTGCCGTTTCTACCTTCTCCGGCTGACTTTCTGGAACGTTCCTTGCCGGAATTTGTTTAAATAGAATTTTGCAATAAGGACAGTTATCAACTTCGGAATCAAGTATTAACATTCCACAGCACAAGCAACTTGTCATAATTCACACCTCAATTAAAGTAAATTTTCTTATTGTTTTTGGAATCTCACGATGCAAAATACCATCTGTATCAAAATATGGCTCGCTATTTAATAACTGCTTGTGTTCTACATTTCCTAGATATACTCTGCTTGTTTTTCCACCAATCGTGATTTCTCCGAACATTTCCCCTATTTCAGCCTTGAATCCGCTTACATCATATGGAGTTTTGCAATAAGGACACACCTTTTTATCGGTTTCAATCGGTGCGCCGCAATTCACGCAGTTTGTCATATTTCTCCCTCAATCATAGCAAAAATCGGAATCCTCGTGAGATTCCGTGTCTTTTGTTTGATATAAATATTCCACAATGTTTTTATCATACTTACACACCATTTTGCGTAAATACCAACCATCGAATAGCGGCACAGGGAATCGAACCCTGTCAGATCAAACCATGCCAACCGCTTTCAAATCTGCAATTTCTAATCACGGAAGGGTTTTCTGTTACCAATAATGCCGCTACCATCCATAAGTCTCCCATCGACCGGAACTATTGCAGTAGCACCCGACTAAGTGGAGATAAGGATAAACGCAGATATTCGGACTCGAACCGAAACACCGTTTCCGGCTACTGACTGTTTAGCAAACAGTTTCCTTGCCAATTAGGATTATATCTGCACGCGCCGGGCATGGAAGTTCCCTGCCCGAACCATTCCTTGCGTTTCAGAATGGCACGGTGCTACTAACACCGCTCAATGGCTTGTGGCGGTATCGAGCCGCCCTATACAGATTTTCAGTCTGTCGCTAATCCATCTCAGCTAACAAGCTATGTCGTGTAGTTTCCGTTTTTCCTTTCTCCACACTACACTAAGTGCAAGGTTCTTTTAGTCAGCGGTTACCGCCATCTTTTGAATGACAACCGCTCAATCCAGTTACCTGTGCTAAGTTTAACCGGTATATTGATTAGCACCTGCATTTCTGTAATAAACACACTAGGGGTGTACTGGCAACATCACCTGTGGGGATTGCAGGAATCGAACCCGCGACACCCCGGATATAAGCCGTGTCTTCTGCCACTGAATTAAATCCCCATAACCGTCATCAGACGGTTAGCAATATATTTTACGTGCTATGCGTTACACGATTCCGGTTTACAGCTTTTCACCGGCAACTCAATGTTACCATGCAAGCCTATTTCCATGGTTCTACTCCGAATTAAATTATTGCAGAGCAATAGACAAGCATCGTATTTCAGCCAAAACATAGACCGCCTGCAAGCACACAGCATAATTTGACCGAGTAGGTGGGTGAGGATTTGCACCTCACATAAACCGTGCACTGTTCACATTGGAGGGAATCGAACCCATAGGACTTCAACCATGAGTTTTTAATCTTTGTCCTGTCTCTTCCATCTGCGCGTCTACCTATTCCGCCACCACCTAATTTCATGGCTCATGCACCGTGGGATAGATGCATGATAGAATACCACCGGACGGTCTCGCACCGTCCTTAACAGAATCGTCCTAGTGGCGAAAGGAGGAACCCAAATGCTTGAATCACTCAACCAAGGGTTCAAGTACATATGAAAAACATACGTGGTTACATGAAACGTCAGCATGTAACCAATTAGGCTACCGGGATTCGAACCCGGGAATTCAGGAATCAAAATCCTGTGCCTTACCGTTTGGCAATAGCCCATCATTTCCAAATGGTCATAATATTCATTGCAAAGATCGCGTATGAAAACAAATACCCCATTGCGTTTGAATTGTCTTCTTGTTTTACCTGTCCTCCCATAAGTCCAAGTATTACAAGGGCATCTATTGCCGTAGCAATTATATTTAAAATCATATCAATATCCCCCATCCTCAAAGCTGTGTTCCTGTTTGAACCGTTCCATTTCGTTTACGCTCATACCGAAGATCCCGGCAGATGAATCAGAGTCCGTATGTTCGAAATACTCGCCCTGCTGTGGAAACATAAACCGGAACATGGCATAGTTTGCAACATCACACAGATATTCAAGATTCCCGGTCTCTTCAAACTTGGCAAGGCACATTTTCAAACTTTCGATTGCATCCACATTCCCTGTGGAGAAGTTCATTCTTGCCGGTCCGTATTTGTAATACGACTGTTCAATCAAACCTTTGCGCTTTTCATCAAAGGTTTCGGAATACTCGGTTTTCATCAACTCATTGCTGCAGCTTGCCATTACACATCGCCCTCCGCCCTGTGGTTTGCTCTTTCAATGTCAAACCCTTCCGGATAACGTGCCTTAAGTTTGTCTACGTTCATTTGCATGATTCCATCAAGGCTCCAGCCGAAGGATTCGCAAAGCATTGCAAGATACCAACAAATATCTCCAGCTTCTTTCTTTGCGTGGTCAATATCAAGCTGTTTCTCGTGGAAAATCCACTTTTTAATCATGTCGTTGAACTCTCCAACCTCACCGGATAACCCAAGGCAAGCATTAAAGATACCGCCAAGGTCATAATCTTGCAACGCAGATGCGATATTGTTATTTTTGCAAAATTTAAGCAAATCGAATTTATCCGAAATTCTTTCTGTCGCTTTGCGATCATTTGTCCGCATTGCTAAAGCCTGATACTCATTCCCGGTCATATATCATTCTCCTGTCCGAAACACTCTTTTTGTTTTTAAAAAATTTTTTGGAAATGTAGTTGCGATTCGCAACGTGAAAGTGAATTGTTATAAATTTATTATAGCCTATTTACGATGAAAGTCAATGGGTGTGTTGTAAGTGGCTTTTTATTGCTATCGGTAAAGCACTATTGCGCTATAACCTCTCTTCCAGCCATTGAATACGTGTGTAGAATATTTAATGTCTACTATCTCACGATAAGACTCAGACAGTGATTTTATTACTCTGTTTACCTCTTCTTGAAATTCTTCTGCGTTTGTAGAATCTATTGGCTCTGTAATTTTCAGTGGATTCATGTATGCTCCTTTGTCTGAATAAGACTTTTTGTTTTTGTAGGAATTTGAGGGACTTAGTAGCCGCCCGGTGGTCTTTCTGTCAGACCCCCTCCCCATCCTTTTCTTGCAAACATGGAAATCTAAAATATTTTCCGTTTCGTTCTGTTGTCATTGTGTGAAAATCAAATTGTTTTAATACAATTCACGTCATACCCTTGCAACTATTCGCAAAACCTAACTTTTCCGAATAGTTTACGAACAGTAGAAACGCTACAACCATTGATATTACTGCATTTGTGAATTGTAGAATAATCACACACAATTTAAACCGTATTATTTGCCGCTGCATCCGTAAATTGTGTATCAATTGCGTGCAATTCTTGACTCTTTTTCTCGTCCAATCTTGGCAGCTCCTGCGCTGTGATTGCCTTGCGTTGCGTGGCATTATCGCCAATGCCGGGCTGATTCATGCCGAATTCATTATTTCCCACGAACATGGTGCCTACAGGGCTATTGGAATCATATGCACGATCTAGGATACAATCCTTACGGGATCGCTGCAATTTTTGCCACATCTTGAAAGTCAGCGAACTTGGTTCATCACTAGCCCATATATCCATTGTGTTCGTAGGTATATTACAAAAATAACTAAATGCTACCGTACTTACCAACTTGCTATACACATTGGAGATGTATATATAATAATCACAAAGCTTATATAATACCTCTCTATCATACCTATTGCAGTTAGTCGGTATAGTTGCATTACCAAGAGGACTTAAGCTCTTATCTTTTAATGCTTTTGTATCCGGGAATAAATGCATACCAACATACTGCATAACAGCTTTCCACTGTCTCTGTCCAGCTTTTAACAAATCTTCGATGTGGAATTCTATACAAGCGTTGTCTATTAAATCTTGTACAGTTGATGTGTATATCTGTACTGTACCTAGATCCACTATAAGGCTTGTAAGATCTACATTCTCTACACTCTTTATATCCTGCATATACTATTCACACCTCCGTTCTGTTTAATCTCTTTGATTCTGGTATACACTATTTCCGGGATTAAAGTCAAGCCTTAATTTTTTACGGTGGTATTATATACTTACGCCGCGCGCGTATGCGGATATACACTTACTATAAACCTATAGGCTTTAGATACAGTATATTATTATTAATTTAAAAGATTAAGAAAAAGATAGAGAAAGAGAAAATAGTTCTGAAAAAGCGACGTCAGACGATTATTTCGCCTTATGTCAGACGATTGTCAGACGATTTTTTGTAAAAACTGATACTATTCTATCATTTTCGGACTTGTCAAGAACCTAATACAACTATCCTTGTTTATAAAAATTTAAGAAAAGTTTTATGGTTTGTTTACGGTTTTTCGGAGATTTTGTAAGATATGCCCTGATGCGTTGTTGATTTTGGACATGGCAAAAAGAAAAGGCAGCCAGAAAAGTTGCCCTTTGTTAAATATTTACTTACATTTTGCCCGATCTTATGATAGACTATAGATATGTCACACGGCATGGATGCTTGCCGATGTGGTGCCGCCAGCGATCCCGGCGACCACGGATTGAAACAATAGTCTTTTTAGTAAAAGCAAAGCATTTAATTTATGTTTTTGCGTCGCGTGCAGTGGATGCTCTGCGCGTGGTATCTGGAGCAATTCCCCCGGATGCACGGATTGAAATAATTATATTCTCAGTGATGAAAATGAGTGGGTCAGATTCTTAATCTTTCCCACTCGATTTCTTTTAATGTTTGCCAATCGTCTGTATGATACAACCAAAATCTCCAGCGCGATATATATTTATCTCCTGTGCATTAACCCGGTATGTCAATTCGTCATCATCATAAATCTTGAGCCAGTGCTTAAAATCAGCAACTTTTTTATAATGTGCACCTATCTCCGCGTCCTCGTCAACGACGTATGCCATGTAGCTTCCATCTTCGCCAAAATCAAGAGTGCTTGTTTTCAATCCGTTTTCATCGCATCCGACAAGTATTAATGCCGCAATATCGCTTGACCCTATAAACCTTTTCTCGTATTCTTTGTAGTTCTTCATTTTGTTTTCCTCTCTTTCTTTTTTGCATTTTTCGCACATTGTTGTGTTACTGCAGGAGTTTAAACGCTTTGCAGAAACTTCTCTTGTTCCACCGCATAATTCACATAGACATTCCCAAACTGCATATTTATTTTTTATCCCCACTACTTTCTGCGGAATCAAATGCCCGAAATGCTGTCCTTTTATGTTTTTTACACGGCTTCCATTATAACGAATATATTCGCCCATTATAACATCCACACGTCTTCGATAACGTCCTCGTGGTTCACTTTAATTAAAAACTGTGTGGATTCCGGAGCGTCAATATATGCTATATAGTCATATCCGTTATTGTTGCTCTCTCCCACATATACGCTTGTTTCTCCACCTTCCTCGAAATCTTCAAACGCACATACAACATCGTCAAAATCCATTTCTTTTCCGATCATTGCCTTTAAATTTTTTAATACCTCATTTGCTGTCATAATGTTTTCCTCTCTTTCTTATGCGTTCTTTCCTGCTCCGTAGCATTCATAAAAGCTATCTACGAGTTTTCCAAGCTGTTCCGGTGTAAGCTCTTCTTTCAGATCGTCCGGAATCCATTTGTAAGACTGTCGGAAAGTTTCGCCATACTTTCCGACCTTTGATGCTTTTTCGACCTGATCCAGCTTGTACATCTGGCCAAGTTCTTCGGTCGTAATCAATCCAGTTTTTACGGCTTTTCTTCCCTCTCTAGTTAGGATGCTCATTGCTTTTTCTTTGCTTATTGTTCCGATTCCTTTTATTTTCATATGTCGTTCTCCTTTCGGCGCTGTGCTGTTTTCTTGATCTGACTATACTATAGCATATATATATCACTTTTGCAAGTGATATTTTATTTTTTTTTGCAATTTCTTTTTCAGCTCCAAATCTTCCGGACTCTCTATATATATAAAGATGTCTTTCGGCTGCATATCCAAAAGCAGACAAAGATTATTTATGCTTTTTGCATTTATATTTGTGTCCTCGCGTTTTATTTTTTTGAGCGTTTCTTGGCTCAACAATCCGCTTGTTTTAGCCGTGTAGGAGTTAAAGCCGATGCGCTCCAGTGCGTCCCCTACATCAAATCTGTATTTTAGCATTGTGCATCTTCCTTTCTATATAGTTTTTCTTAAATCAATCATACTTTTCCTATCGGGAAAAGTCAAGAGAAATATTTCTAAAAAAAGTGATATTTACTATTGACTGTCACTAAGATTAGTGATATGATACAAGTATCAAATGAAGCACAGAAAGAGAGGAAACAACATGGAAAAGAAATACAGACTTGTAACGGAAACCGGACGCATTCTTCTTGGCGGAGAGACATACAACCACAACGCAGCCGAAAGATGGTTTGATGATTTCAACGGAATCTATGAGGATGAAGAAACCGGATCAGAAGAAAGAATATATATTGAGGAGGTATAGAACATGGAAGAATATTGCATCACTTACAACGATTATTTTGGTTTTTGCGTTGTCGAAAAAATCAACGGAAACGGCAAAATCGTATTTACCGGATCAATCGAGGATTGTAATAGAAAATGCATTGAATTAAATAGCCTTAATTAGCCGAAACGCTCCGATCTGGAGCGTCAGCCGCGGGACGGTCTCCCGGCTCTGATGATGGCAGACCAGAAAGGGGAAACATGGACGACAAAATACAAATACTGTTTGAGTTAAAACTTGCAGGGTTTGACATTTCAGCAAGCCTTGAAAAGATGTATCAAAAGTACGGAAAAGAAGAATTTCAGAAAGCCGCACAGACTAGCGGCTACGGGTTCATTTTTGAATAAAGGAAGGTTGATCGCATGAAAACATACTACTTTGAAATGAATAACGGAGATACAGATTTCGTTGAAGCCGCAAATGACCGTTCGGCATACGCAAGGGCTTGTAAAATCGCAAAGAAACAATTTTCCGAAGTGGCACATTTGTATGAGACGTTTGAAGAAACAGAAATAGATCGCAAAATTTTTTAAACCTTAAATCTAGGCAAGCGGCGGCGTTTACCGGGGTTCAATTCCCCGGCTTGCTTTTACCCGGATAACCGGAAAAATTTAGAATGTGGAGGAATAGGAAAATGAGAAAAATCAAGGTTGAATGGTGCGAAAATTTTATCAAAAAGACATTTGCGAAGTATTCAGGATTTGCAACAGGTATAGAAGTTGGTTGCTTTTGGAATATGGCGGAAAAGTCCAGGCTTTGGGAGCGTGGAACATATGGCTCCCCAATGTCACAAGCATTAGAAAAATTAACCACCGTTAAGGCAGTAAAGGGAGATAACGGGGAAATTTTATATTATGCCTTTGAATTAAAATAACCGCAGAGGATGCACGCCGGATCACTACCGGCGGCGGTTTTACTCAATTTTGAGTGCATAAAAACAAAAAACGGAGGAAAACAGTCATGAAAAAGAAAATTTTAGCTATTGTATTAACTGCAGTTACCCTTGTAAACCTTGCACCAGCAACAACGGAAGCAAAGGCCGCGCGCACCTACAAAGTGCGCGGAACCGTACGGAATTTTAGTTATACCTATACCTACGAGGACGGCGAAAGACTGACTGGGAAAGGTTTTGACATCTATACCGCAGACGGGAACATCTGGGAAATGTCCGACACGGACACCGACTTGCATTTTAAAGACGGACAGAAAGTTATTGTTAAGATCAGCGACAACGGCACGCCAAAGGATAAAACCGATGATCGTATTATATCGGTTAAAAAAGCAAAATAAAGCACTTAGGGCGGTACTCTTCCGCCCCTTTCCGCGTGCCTGGTGGCGTTGTGAGCCGGTTCGATTCCGGCGGCGTGGATTTATTAACCGATGGTCATATATTGGGACTGCATCGGGTTATATGGCGGCATATTGCCGTCACACGGCGCGCCGCAGCCGTAAATAATCGCGGTTGATCTGCTTTAATGCAGACGCAAGACACGCGGGAAAGCTCGTTTCTACCGTTCTATCATTAAGAGCGGCGGCAAGATCGCAAGCCGTCACTATTGCGGCACTTTGGAGCTTGTGCATCTCCAACAAAAAACAGATTGCACACCGTTCCGCCGGATGCGGACATATAACGCGCATTGACAAATAAACACGATATAAGGAGGTGTGAAAGATGGGGAAATATGAGTATATCGGCAAAAGGGAAATCATGCGCCGGGTGTCTGCTCTTGGCTATCCGGAAATATCTGGCAAAATGTGCGGCTATTCCAAGTTCGAGGGTGTGGAATGGGTGGAGTCTGCAAAAACCAAAATAACCGTCCAACGTGGCGGTGACTGGATGCAGATCACGCAAAGACCGGAAAACATAACACACACTTACAGCCGGTACGACGGGAAAAACTATCTTGACAAGTGGTAAAATGCGGTCTATGCTAGATTGTAACTAAGCCGGGCAAGCGTCTTTTGGCGTTTGCCTGTGACCGGCAATATTATCAAATATCATCAGTGCATTATCTATATATAACATAATATATGGTGTATTTGTGTTATTTGCGGAATGTCGCAGATATTTGCACGTTTGTTACACGTTTTGGGGAATCCGTGAAAATGGAATCTCGACCCCAAAAACTCTACCCCAGGGGGTACAAAAAAATTACGAAATATTTTTTGCGGCGCGGAAAAAATTTTCTTTCGTAAAAATCAAAGACCGCGCAGCATAATCACTTTTGCTCAACTCTTCTATCAGCCTTTCTCTCGTCATTTCCGGATTTGTCCGGCGCACATACTGTAAGAGTTCTGAAATTTTATCCATTATGCAACCTCCATAAGTTCAATCAATAGTCTGTCTGCTATTTCAAATACTTCTCTTCCGTATGTAGCCAAGAAGTCTGCTATGATTTCCTCTGTATCAATATCCATGTATACATTATACGAAAGACAGAACGCATGACATAATTCGTGGCATAACACACGGTCAAGGAATTTTCCGCGTAGATCATCCGCAAGATATATCGTTTTCGTGTTCCTGTCGGTCATTCCTACCGTTCTGCTTCCGTCACTTCTCTGTAGCATATCGCTGTAACGCGATACTTTGACCAAATTCCAAACTTTATTGTTTATCGTGAACAATTTACCACCTCGCAAACAAAGAGGGCAAAATGCCCTCTCTATTACATTTTCGTGACAAGCGTAGTCAGCTTTGTCTTGGTCAACTGTTTCTCTTCTGGGGACATACCGGAAAACAGTTCAGTCACATCTTCCGAAAGAGATTTCATGTACTTTTCAAGTTCTTTCATCTTTGCGTCCTTATCTTCCGGTGAATTTCCGTTATGCATTTCCTTTGTCTCCATGTAGCTTCTCCGGCTCATACCGGCTCTGCCCTCTCTTGCATCGTGAGTACCGGTACTCATGCCATTATTTCCGCTCATAGGCTCTGAATAATACATCTTCCCCATACTCATTCTGTCAAGGTCTCTCATTCGGTCGTATTCCGGCATGCTCTCCCACTCTCGGTAATCTTCCGGCATCTGATGGTAATATGGAGGTTCTACATATCCTCTGCGTGTTCCACGCCCTTTTGGTGCGAATCTTCCGTTTGAGTACCGGTACTCATTGTAGTATCTTCTTTCCGGATAGTCCCCAAATTCTTCCACCATGCGCATAATTTCTTCATCTTCAGACTTTTTCATGGCTTCAACAATGTTGTAGTCTTTGTCAAAGCATACGATGTTCTTTGCAATCTCCGTCCAGTCCTTAAGATCATCAAGGTTTTGACCCTCAAAATTCTCGATTCCGATGCCATCAACGTGGGCTTTCACGCAATCCATAATCTGTTTCGCAAATTTATGCATAATATCAAGCCTCCCTTACTGCAATCAAATTACTGTTCTGAACCTCGATAGCCTGTGTGGATGTATTCTGCACGGCTACGGTACTGCAGCAACCGCAAGGCACATCAACGTATGCTTGTGCTGATACATTAAAGAAATTCTCAACTGCCGCAGGGGTTACGATCATCTTTGTTGACTGCAAAGGCTCTCCATCAACCGCGATTGCAAGAGAAATCTCTCCAACTGTGCCGCCTGTCGGGATCTGAATGTTGCCGGAATACGATACCAAAAATCTAGCCTTACACTGATTGGTGATACCTCTTAACTTGATAATTCCACTTCCCTGTCTGTGTACGATACATTTTGTTCCGTTTACTGCTGTTTCTGTGAATGCAACATCTTCTCCAGCAGCAACGGCTTGTAATGCAATTCCTGTTACTTCCATTATTTTTACCTCTCTTTCACAAAATAAGGGCAAACATTACAGTCTGCCCTTTGATTGTAAGTAATACTGCATAGCAGACATGATCGAGTTAAACTCAATTAAGATACTCAATTATTCAGTTTTAGCAGCCACATCCTGTATTGCATCCACATCCATATGCATAAGCATTTGGATTAGGTACGACATATGCCGGGATAGCAGACGGATTTACTGCATTGATAATCTGCTGCGTCTGAGCTGCCATCTGAGTTGTAAGCAATGCACTCTGACGATCCTGTGAAGCCGCTCTGCGAAGGTCGCTATTTTCTGCCTGTAAGCTAGAAATCTTTTCATTGCAGAGATAATCGAGAATAGCGCGTGTTCCTGCGTTCTGACTGTCGATAATGTCTCTCGTGTTGCTGTTCATGGTGTTCTGCAAAGCGCAAGTGTTAGTTGCCATGTTGTAGTTTACGCCTTGGATAGCTTCTCTTGTCTCGCAGCAACAGTTAGCAAGCTGTGACTGTAATGCGTTTGTATTCTGCATATTAGCGACTGTATCAGCATTGATAGCCTGCTGAATGCCGAATCCGGTCTGCAAAATGTTTGTGTTGATGCCGTTCATGCCGTTTTGTACTGCATAGAATCCGTCACAAAGACCATTCGAAATGCCGTCAAGTTTTGACACAACTGCCTGGTTGTCAAATCCGCGCTGGATTTCGCTTCCGACACCACCATTCATTCCGTTTCCTCCGAATCCGTTACCGAATCCACCCCATCCAAAGATGGCAAAGATAACGATGATGAACCATAACCATGAGCCTTCTGCGCCCCATCCGTTGTTATTTCCGTTTCCGTCAATGTTTGCGACAAGCGGAACAGATGCACAATTACCTGTGTTAAACATAGAATTTACCTCCATAATTCATTTTTATATACATAATCTTGCAAGAATTAGTATCACATTCCTAATTGGCTTTTAAACGACTCAAAAGCCTTATCTGCGTCAATTCCCTTTTCTTTGCACAAATTCCTAGCCATCTGCTCAATGCCTTTGGAATCTCCCTTCTGTGCCATTTGCATAGCATTGCGCGCCATAGGGTTGCTCATTACGCTGTTGTTCCCCATCATTTGTTGTAAAAACTGCTGTGGGTTTCTCATTCCCTGTAACATCTGCATAGGATTCATTAAGACTCACTCTCCTTTTGTGTTCGTGAAGATTTTCTTTGCGTTTGCGAAGACAACTTATCTTCCAACTCTTCCATCTTTCCAAACAAGCAATCCAATTTGTCAGTAATAGCCTTTGCCGCATCATCAGATAGCCCTATTTCGATTCTTTTATCTTCACTTGAAGAATCTGCCATCTGCTCATTAAAAGGCTTGTAAACGGTCTTTCTGATTGTTCCATTGGCATCCCATTGTTTCGCTACGATTGCGCTCATGTCCTGCATCGGGAAGAACGCAACACTTCCATCCATAGGCACATCATTTGCCATGATTGCTGACTCCGACTGCACTACTTTTCCTTGGATTCCAAGAAACTGCGGTTGCATCTGCGGAATCTGTGGCTCTGGTTGTTGAAACCTTTGCATTGGGTTGTATTGATAAGCGGCATAGCTTGGGTTTGGGTTAAATGCCATATTCTGATTTTGCATCTGATACATTCTCTTCCTCCAATACTTCCTTGATTGCGTGAATCATTGCTGACTGATACACGAGCGGAACCTTCGACACATCTTCTCTTGTTAAAATTTTTTCAAGAATTTCATCCGTAAATAACATTCCGCATCCCTCCTATGCTTATATTTTTGCATAAAAAAATACGGTTCTTCCGCAAAAAATAAGCAGAAAAACCGCATAAAAAAAGAACGCCCCAAGCGTTCCAAGCCTACCATTTATAGAAAAGAATCTTAAGCGCTTGTGCAGACTCCTTTCTTTTGTGTTCAGTTTTTGAGTACCATTTTGAGTACCAATTTTCTTAAGACGCCGCAAACACAGTGTTTATGCGACTTTTAAAACAGTCCGTACGGGAATCGAACCC